GGTGCTTCTATCTTTATTTAAGAGGTTCTGAAGATCCTTGGTCGATCCAACAAAAACTGAATTATTTGTTTGTGAAATTTTAGTATTAGATGCGGTAGTATCTTTGGCTTTCTTATGAACATCTAAAACATTATTATTAAGATCTGCCATAGTTTTTAATAGAATGGCAACCACTTCAAATGCTCTTGGGCTATCAGATTCGGTAGCAACTTTCAATGCACTTTCTAATGCTATATTTCCATTGCCCAATAAATCTTTTAAATTTGATTGAACAAACTCATAATCTTTTTGAAAATTATTATTGTCAAACGTACCACCAGATGCTGCCTTTGGTTCTGCAATTATTGCAGTATCAGGAACATCAAACAACTTAACTAAATTTTTATTAATTTTCATATTTAATCTTCAAAAACTACACCACTGTTGGCTGTAGTAACCGCCGTTGCCGTCTTTATTTCACCAAAGATCCAAGATTTTGCTACAAATTGAAATGATGCAATATTTAATCTTCTACTACTTAGATCACCTTCATATTTTTCAGTTAAACTATTTGTTACCATAACAATTGGTATTTGAACATCTTGTTGTGTTTCATTCATATTCATTGTTATAATATGTTCTGGAACAAAATAGGGCATAATTTGTTCTACAATTTGTAACATATCATCTGTGTGTCTGGTGTAAACAAACAAATTAAATGATACATTTACTGGAATCTTAGATCCAATTTGAGTTCCAGAAGATTGACATGATCCATTAACATTTGTTAAATTCAAAATTGGGGCAATACGATTTAACCGGCGAGTAGGATCCGGAACAATGGTATTAATAATATAACTTATAATTGGTAATTGAGTTTCAATACGAGTTCCATCAGTTATAGAAGATGGTTGTAATAAACGCTGAATAAACTTTTCTTGAGGCGAATAGTGAATGGGAACACGAATATTAAAACTGGTAGATGTGTCTGGTTCAATACGAGCAACTTCAATCTTACTAAACAGCGAACCAAAACCAACTACAAGTTTTCTTAAATTTTCGTTGTAATAGTGTCCAAACATATTAATCCTTATGGGTTACCCGGTTCATCACAATCTGAAAATGGATCATTAGGATCAAATCCATAACAATTGCCTTCAGTCTGTAGTACATCATTAATACCAAAGGTGGTACCAAGAATATTATTTAGTGGAATTACCAACGATCCCGATAGTCCTTTAGTTGATGTATAGGGATTGTTAATGGTATTATTATTGGTATCAATTTTCTCATAACTGTAAGTAAAGAGTTCTGCAGTTATTTGATATGAATATAATTTTCCTAATGGATACAGAGGATTTTCATGTTCAACAAAATTAATTTCAAACAATGATTTAGATAATGGCAGATAGATAAGATCACCTTCGCGGGGTCTAATGATAGTAGAATCAATATCTGTGACTTCTTGTTTAAATCTTTTACGGGCAAAAACTAAGGTAATCTTATCTTTAATCTCTAATCCAAATTGAGTAATGACATCTGTACCATCAAAGCTCTTATATGATTGAATAAACATCTCTAACGTGTAAGCTTTTTTAAATGATGATGATGGATCCTCACCAAAAATTTTATCTATTTGAAAATATTGACGTGGAACATATACCAAATCTTGTCCAATTCCTTGAATTAATTCAACAGTAATATCTTCGATCAGAGTTTGTTCTGGTCCGTATTTGGTACTATTGATATAAGGATTAATAGCCATATTAACCAATCATTGGATCTACAGGTAGTTCCTGTGTTTTTAACAACATTGCTTCAATTGTATCTAGTTCGCGTACAGCATCTTGCATTATGGCTGGAGCATTGAGTTGTGCTCCACCTGGAAGAGGCATACCAGTATACTTCATCAGATTCTGTGCCCATTGTTTTTTCAACAATGCAGCGTAATGTCTTTGGAAAATACGATCACTCCATATTTTTGGATAATAATCTGGATTTACTTGTACGTATGCTTCTACCATAACATATGAATTTGTTCTAACCTTATCCCATTCATTTTCTAAAAACAAACGATCAGTAGTTTTGGTATACGTAAATGAAGAAGGGTAATTAAATACATCATTTATCATAGAAATATATGTCATTGCTTCCATATATAAACCCATAGGACCCTGGGAATAACCACTCTGATTAAAATATAAACCAAAGAAGTCAAATAAAGTCATTTGATATCTTAGATCAAACATATAATCACCAACAACAGATCCTGGACTATATACCTTCGAAATAGTTCTAATATCTGCAGCGGCTGGCCAAAATGATGTTACTCCTGTAGTGGAAGACGTAACGGCTTGAGCACCAATACTATAACCAAAGGTGCTAACATCAAAATATTTGTTTGCTATAATATTAGCGGTAATTGGTACGACAAACTGTGCACGCTCATTAAAATCAAAATGACGTTCATGCATATATTCTAATGATTCATCTAAACGATCTTCAGCTTGCTCAGAATCAATATTAATTTGAATTACTGGAGCACCGAGTCGTCTATAGGTAAAATCAATGAATTCTTGTCGAGTTGTAATTGCCATAGAAATATTTATGAATTCTCAACAATTTTATTTATTTTATCTATTAAATTTTCTTTTTCTTCACTTGAGCCTATCGTTACCTGAATAAATTGTAATTCGTTTGGATCTATGGCTTCGATCATTTCTTTTCGTAATTTGACTTCTATCGGTTTAAAGTTTGGATCATAATCACTAAATCCAGGCATTTTCATTGGGCAATTCAAAACAGGATAATCTAATTTTGAATAATCATCCGAACTTTGAATTAACCATGTATGTGGTTTATCTCCACAACCACATCCACCACAGTAACTCTTGGTTGGGTCAACTGAACTAGTCTTTAAAAAGACACATGGTGTGTTTATACTGCTTCCACCAAAACAAGATAGAACTCTAAGTTGTTTTGTTTGAATATCGGTTTTTTTGTTGCCAAGTCCTCTAGATGCTAGAGAAGCAGCAAACATCATCATTTTTTGAAACATAATCTTATAAAGTTGTATAATTAACAGCCATACCAGCAGGAACAACATATGAAGCAATAAATGGTTTAAACTTTTCTATATCTAAAAGCAAAGAACTAGTTACTTTAATATCTATATTGGTAAAATTAGATGTGGTAACTACAACATCACTTATTGAAAATCCAAGTAGTGAACATATCAAATATTTGATTGCAGGTGGTGTACCTTTAATATCAAAATAATTTGAATCTGATTTAATTAAAAATCTTCTTATATTTGGAAGTATTGAACGCAAATGAGATTGAGAAAAATCAGCATTTGGAAAATAAAAATCTGCAACTGCTTCTAAAAATAGTGAATTCATAAACAATGGAACTCTAATATTTTCCCAATTTAATTGAGCACCATATCCATATTCCTGACTTAATAACCATCTTAAATAATTTTTAATTATTGGAACAATAGCAACATTATTTGGATCGGATTCATATGCTTTAAGAATCCACTGTGGAAATAAAGAGTCTACTGTAAGATTATCACCCAACCATTTAGAATTATTTCGGTTATAAAAATCACTCCCATAAAGACTACTGGCTCTTGCAGTAGTAATTGCGTTTTTTACCTCATAAGAAACAGGTTGTTCTTTAAGAAAAAAGATCATAATTGATACACCAAATTTATACCAGCTACACATCTAGCATTTAAATATGCTAGTAATAGTGTTTGATTAGTAGAAGAAAGACCATTTACATAAATTTGAACTGTTCCTGGAATACAGCAATGGTTTGCTACAGTTATAAGTGAAGAATCTGATGTGCCAGAAATCCCCGAACCTAAAATAGCATTAATATAATCATTAATTGTTACACATCTATCTTGTCCAGTTGCTTTAAATAAAAGCCTACATCTAGCTTCTGTAACAGAAATTTGACTATACCCACCAGAAGGAATTGCATTTGTTACAAACGTAACATCAGATCTTGCAGTTATAGCAGCATTATTGCCAGATGTTCCGTTTGATGTAATTGCTTTAATTAATACTGAATTTGAAGTTTGTATTTCTTGAGCAGATACAAAATTATTTGTAACAATAAATCCCTTGGGACCATTGATTACTGTAAATGTTTTATTATTTCCAACCATCCCTGTAGAACTTTTATCTACTCGAGTCCATTCTGAGTATGTAGCAGAACCATTTGCATTTTCATAAAAAGAAATTGTATCTGGATCAACTGTATATGGGAGTTCACACGATTGTGTGGCATAATCATAATTCGTATAAGACACAACTTCTGATCCAGAATATAATTTTAAGGATTTACTTACACCAGAATTTACTGTACCTATATTGAAAAAGAAAGTATCGGCTCCGGTTGTTGTTTTTGCTTTAAATGTAGTATATGGATATAACGTTGCACCAGCAGCAGTTACAGTTCTGGTACATGTAGCACTTTGTGATGGAGCGATGAGTACTGAATTGTTAGCAGCAATACCTAAAATACTTGGTAATAAAGTTGTCGTGGTAGCAAATGAATTTACATAACCATATTGAGCATATATTCCGTTATATGCAGTAACTGTAGAAAGAATATTTAATATTAAATTTGCCGTACTAGCATTATTTGCAAAATCAATATCCTTTAATTCTGATTGATTATTAAAAAATGATGTAAGTGATGATTTAATTTCACTAAAATCTAAAGAGGCAACATTGAGGTTTTTTAGTTGGTATGTCATTATAGTTCGACTTCAATAAATGTAGAGGTGTTTGATTGTTTTACGATGCCATCAGAAGTTGAAAAGTAAATTAAAAATTGAAATACTGTATCTGATGCATATTGTACATTTACTTTAACATCGGTTAAAGATGGTATAGCAGAATTAATATATGCTGCCATATTAGTTTCTAAAAGCCCAATATTTGACTGTCCATCAAAAATATAACTAAAATAATCAGAGCCAAGATTGATATCAGATACCAATTCTCCTTTTTGAGTTTTGCACACATTTTCAATATATTGTGAATATGCATTAAACCCACTAACTAGACCTATGTCTTTTTTAGTAGATGAAGAATTTATCTTTTCAAATAATATTGAAAAATCTTTGATAGCCATTAGAATATTTATATCATGGGTAAATTGGGACATTCATTGTTATCCCGGTGTAATCGCCAGCAATTGTCGTTAAAGCTAATGCAGATTCGTGTGTCCCAGAACTGGTAACTACATGTTTAATTCCCGTAATATAATAAACAGTATTTAATACAGCATTTTTTGATGCATATGGATATCCACTGATACCATTAGAATTTAAACGAATTGTCTGCCCAACTTTTAAATTAAAATCACCAGGAATAGTTACATCTACTTTTCTTCCATACTGCAATGCATCTGTAAATTCTGCTCGTTTTACTGGTGTTTCAACAGGAGTATTCCAGAAAGATGCTACATTTAATCGAAGTTTGATATACGCTTCATACTTAGGTCCTATATCTGGGCAAGTACAACTATATGGTGCAGAAGGCGTTCCCCAAAGACAACCCAACCATTTGTCACCCAATCCTTCTGTACTATTAATTTTATCGCATTCTTCATTAGATGTATCAAAATATATATCTACAGGTATTGATGAATTTAACCTATTCAGTACCGGTGGACATCCAGTTGGACCTTCCCACAATGATATACCACCGGAACTTCCAGAAACACCTTCAGACTCTTCTACTGGTGCTTTATAGAATCCAATTGCTTCTGCAATCTCTTTAACTCCAGGAAAACTTTGAAAACATTCTTCTATAGATCCAGGAGTACTTGTAACGCCTCTAGTAATAGACGAATTGGCACATTCATAAGAATCACGACTTATAACTGGATAAAATGATTCTTGCCCTTGATTAGTACCGTATGTGTATATTTGTTTTGATGACATCGAATATCCTAATTTTAACAGAGTCCATCCAAGACATTTTCAATCCAAAAATAAGTTACTCTTGTTTTTGCATCAATTTGTTCAATACAAACTCTAGCAATATGATTTATATTACCACCACTAACACCGATAGCAGAACTTGTATTTGCACCAATTGGTCTGAATTTAAATGAAGCTGATGTTGGACTAACCCATCCAGGTGGTAAATACGCCCCAGACAAACCTCTTTCATTTAAATTGATTGCCCAAGTATCATCTTGGGTGGGACTAGATTTTGTGCTAGGATCTAAACACCATTTTTCTAATTGATGACTATAGGTTGTACACCCAGATATGCCATTTCCACTAGACGCACCAGATGCACCAGAACTACCACACGTTCCACAAGTTACACCTTCATGTCCCGGTTCAAATAATATTTTATTCCATTTATATCTGTAAAATTTAGCAGAACCTGGTAAGGTTGGATCTGGGGCACATGTTACTCCATAATAAGTATTATCTGGTTCATATCGTTGAAGAGCCGCAAAGAAACAATTTTCTTGTTTTCCCATACAGCACAATGAATACATTACAAAGTTCTGTGCTTCAATTTCTCTAATTTTTTCTAGTCTACCAGCCGCGGCAGATGCTCCAGACGCTCCACCAGAAAATATATCATATCTAATATCCATTACCTTTTGTAACTTTGTGTCTACACCAGAAACAATGTTAGCGGGATCTGCGTCTATACTATCAGGATAATCCGGATGAATAGGAGTAACATCAAACATATTTTTCCACATATCTGGACTATCCAGGAACGGCATAAATCCATCCAGACCCATTAAACTTAATGATTTATAATTGCTTTCAACACCATATTGATTATAGATGGTATTAGTAATAGATTTAGCATTACTGGGAACTTGTCCATCATAATATCCCCATGAGTTTTCTGGAATTAGTTGATCGCCACCTTGTGGTGCGTCTGTTCCTCGCCCAGACACAGTTACAACATCAATATTATATTTTTGTCCATCATCTTGAAATTGAAAGGTAAGATTTTTTAATGCTGTATTTTGTGTAGTATTCGCTGCATCAACTTTTGCTGTTTCTTGTTCTTCTTCACTTAAACCATCAGGAATAGTAATTTCAGGAAGACTATCTAAGTATTTTGGTGTTTTTCTAATATAGTAATAGTTTTTAGAAATCCATTGATATGCTGGATTAGACGCAAAGAAATAAGCTTTTCTATATTGTTTTTTATCAGACAATTTTTGAATAACTGCATCACCTTTGAATATACCAACATTTCTTACATCAGCATCCATAGATGCATATGATGCATCAGCTTCAATGTTTCGTTTAAATGATTTAAAATTAACATCACCAGCCATACCAGTCCAAAATATAAAATTAGGTTCACCGAATTCATCAACAGCACCGGTTGAAAGATAATTAAATAACTCAATTGCATTATCTGGAATAGTTTCTTCACCAGAATTATATGGAGACAATGGTTTATATAAAAAATAATTTGAGGCAGAATCATTCCAACCAGACCCAGGTATTACTCCAAACGTAAATCTTAATTGTTCTACTAGTTCATTTACATGAAACACTTTAGGTTTCTTAAACTGTAAAAGTGCATTTAATGAATTTGTAGAAAAATATTTATAATAATGATTTGTAAAATTGATAGCAACTATTGTATCATCACTATCTGATCCTGCATTATTAACATAAGAAACGCTAGTAACATCACAATCCCATTTTTTACCATCAAAAAATTCAATAATAACTTTATCAATTTTGTTGTTGCTAACATAACTAACAATATCTTTTAAATCTGTAACAACTACCGTTCCACGTGGTAAAACTTCTGTTATGTTTTCAACAATTTCTATTCTTTCAAACCGACATTCTGTATTTTGTTTGTTTATTTCTAAACCACCAACAAAAACTGATTTAATAGTAGAATATGCTGGATTAAACTGTGATTGTGTATTTGGCATAAGATATCAATTATACTTAGTAGTAACAAATGAAGATTGAATTAAACCAAGTTGTTTTGGTACGTATGCTTGAATATTCTTAGAAGCAATTGTAATTTCTTGTTGTGCAGTATATGTTGTATATGCAGTAACACCATTTAGTGGAGTTGATTGTGGTAGAATAGTATCTAATGTTGGTGCTGTATTAAAATCTCTAGTATTTTTATATATTGTTTTTCCATCAGTAGAATTAACTTGTTTAATAACTTTATTGTTTGATGTTTGTAAACTTCTCATAAATCTAAAAAAAGGTTCCCCATAACTTCCATCCGATTTTAAAGGAATTACTGTAAGAGGTGCAGCAGTAAGTGTAGATAAAAAATTATTTCCTCCTTTTACTATACTTACTGTAGTCGTTAGATCATAAAACGATGAATCAACTATTACCGCCATAGGTCCATTCATATCATAATAACCCGTAGATGCAAAGGAGTAGGGTGGGGCTAAATTATCTGATAAATAAGGAAATATTAAACTACCGATAGGTGCGGCGGTAAATCCATTGGCTGCAGGAAGAAAATATGCTTGACTAGTTAAAACAAAACACTGATTATTTTTATTATCATTTGTAAAAATATTAACATTACTCTCAACTAATGTAAATGGATTAATTACATTATTTGCAGCAACAATTGCCCAGAAACTATCTGGATCTTGATATGTAGTAGCAGCAGCCTCTAATAGAGTAGTTTTACTATCTATTGATATATTACTCTCTTGTATTGGAGCATTTTCTACATCAAGATATGTAAAAAAATCAGAGATACTAAATGTACCAATTGTAGTTTCAAACGAAGTTTTTGGTAAATTTTCAAAGAATTTCATGCGGATGGACCAAAATAATAATTTGAGATTTCTGATTTAGACCAAACAGAATTTGCTTCTGGGACATATGTACCAGTTTCAAATTCACTAAAAAGCAACCCTAATAAAGTAATAGATGATGCGCCATTTGGTAGATATCTGATAACCGGATCAATTTCATCATTCTTTTGAACCTTGACAGTTTCTAAAACACAAACTAAAGGTTCTCCCATCCAGTTTGCTGTTAAGTTTTGTTCACCACCTAATGCAACACCATTACCTTTGGATATTTTTAATGCCCATAGATTTTGAGGGTATGACCGTTCGGGTAAACCGGTGGCTACGGCTGGATAAGATGATTTTCTAAAAGTTCCAATAATTTCTTCAATTTGAATACTTTCTGCAGCATTTTTTGGAACAAAAACATATTGAAAAAAGTATTTTTTACGTCCTTCAGATACCATTGTTGCTTCAGCAATATTGCTGAAACGTCTATAAGTAGAGGTTGCAAACATTCTTTCCCAATAAAAGGTTGCTGGTTGTATATTTCTTTTTAATAGATTGATTGCCCCTTTCATTCCTCCACCGCTGTTCGCTAGCCCAGATCTATTGATCATAGGTCCAACTGGATTGTTATTGCTTTCACCGTATTCGTGAGCAACTTGATATCCAGGTTCTTTTGGCATAGGTAATGAAATTTGGGCAAATGCTCTGTTTATAACCCCTGCTCTGGTACGTTCATTATTTTTTAATGAATAATTAGCAGCATAAAAATTCAACCAAAGAGGTTGTTCTGCTTGAGCCAAGCCATATGGATATCTAAAGTTATATTGTGCCATGTAATAATATTTAGATAATTTAACTAAATATTATAATGGCGTACAGAACAATTTTTAATCCTAAAAATCCAAGAAAATACGCAGGAGATGTATCCAAAATTGTCTGTAGATCTATGTGGGAACGAAATGTATGTGTGTTTTGTGATGAACACTCAAGTATACTGAAATGGTCATCTGAAGAAATTGCCATACCATATATGAGTCCTATAGATAAAAAGATGCACAATTACTACCCGGATTTTTTAATACAGTTTGAAAATACAAATGGTATACAAAATTGGATGGTTGAGGTAAAACCAAAGAAGCAAACTATGTTAAAGGAAAATGCTTCTAAAAAAGACAAGTTTACTTGGATTGTAAATAATTGTAAATGGAACGCAGCTAAAGCATATTGTGATAAGAACAATATAGTTTTTAAAATTATAACAGAAAAAGAACTTTTTTCAAATGGCAACACCACCAAATCAAACTAATTCAATAACAGCAATCAAAGACTTTTTTGATAGACACAGAGGATTACAAAGACCTAATAGATTTTCTATGTCATTTAATGGACTACCACCGGCATTAAGTGGTTTAGTGCCAGCCAATGACTTTCAACCAATCGGAGTAATGATTGGTGCAAGGGCTATTGATTCTGTTGCAGATAATCTTGCAGGATACGGTTTAGGTAGAAGTGTTCCAAGATCACAAAAGTTTCCACAGGGTATTATGTTAACCTTTGCAGTAACCAATGATCATTTTATAACAGATTTCTATGATACATGGTTTAATTTAATTTACTCTGGAGGAAGACAAAAAGGCACATATAAAACACCTTTTCAACTTTCATACTATGATGACATAATTGCACCAACACAAATGAAGATTAATATACTTGATCCCAACGGCAACATTAATAGAATATATACATTTTTTGAAATATATCCCATTGAATGTTTACCTTTAAAGTTAGATATGATGGAAACTAATACTTACTTAACATATCAGGTTTTGATGATGTTCCGAGATTTTACTTTTAAACCAGGTACATAATATGGATATACTTAATTCGTTGGAAAGTCTTTTACCAAAATATCAGACTACTCTTCCCTTTTCGAAACAAACTGTTTCGTTTGTTCCATTCCGAGTAAAGGATGCTAAAAA